ATTAATCGGTAAAATCATTAAAAAACCGTATAATTTTAATTTAAGGGTAAAACTATAAAAACCTATACTCAAATCCTACGAATACCCCGTAATTTCGTAATTATACAAAATTGGAGCTCCCGTAAAGAACATAAGTGTAAAATCCTCGCCTACAGCATCCCACTGCTGAAATTCTGCGTGGGTAGAAGGAATAGTGGAATAAGATGAATCCAAAAGCTTATTCTGTGTGGTAACAGTATGACTATTAGAAGGCAAAGACTGCGCTCGCACATTGCGCGCACTTCTAAAACGATCTGTAGCATAAAAAGGCAATTCAACCTCAATTGTGTTATTAATGGAACAATTAGTGGTAGATGCTCCAGCACCAGAAGATGTATTAAGCTGCCTTGTACTAAGCTTAGATAAAAACTCGTTAGGGAGATTATATGCAATAGTAGATGTTTGTATCTTACCATTATTGGCACCCACAAAATTTCCGCGAACAACACTGGCAGTGCCATCAGATACGTTTCCAAACAAATATTTCTTGCGCCGTGCTCCTCGCACTCCCGCATAACACGGAGACCACCAAGATGCAAAATCTTTATTAACAACAGACAATGGAGTAGTACCATCAATTTGACTAAAATCTATCCCCTCAGGATCATAACCAGTCTGATAAGAAGCATCTTTATTAGTCAGGATACTAATGTTTCTTGTTCCAACAGCAGGCAAAGGCGTAATCCAATACCTAGTCATAACATACCGCTTACACAATTCTCTAATGGAAGTAGGAGGATCACCGTACCAAACGGTATATGTCTGATCCGCCTGCTCACCTTCGGAGCCAATTGGTTGAACGGGTGATGTTCCAGTGGGCCTATCACTCATCGGATTAGTTGGATTTTCAGTACCATCCAACATACCACTTTGCGATTCCAACACTTCAGCCGTTTTCTCAATTTCAGATTCTGGCCCAACAGGCTTCTCTTCTTCGGCTGACAAAGCCTGTGCCACTATAGGAGGAAGTGCAAAAAGATGAAGATTATTGAGCTTTGAATTATTAGGGGCTGCAAATTTCGCATCCTCACACATAGACACAAACACATTAACTGAAATAGTGCTGTCTTCGCCAGGACTCACCAATTCATTCAAAACATTGAGCTCAAGGATTCCATTATGCTCGCTGGTCACATAATTTAAACGTCCAATATCACTAAAATTACGTGAAGTATTAGCTAACGTTCCACACTTCAACCACTTCTCTGATTGAGCCCAACCTACCACAATCTCGAAATCATCTTCCTCAGCGATATCAATAACACGACTATAATTGGTGTTATATTCGACATTACCACTGTGAAAATTAGGGTCAAAACGAGCTAAAATCCTTCCCTTATGAAAATCAGACTTAACAATTTGAAATCTAAACTTAATCGAGCCATTCCACGTATCGAAACATTGGGCAAGCATCGACATTGGTGTTGGATGAATTTCCCCACCAACACTAAGAAAATCAAACAGCATTGGCGTAACGCGGGCATTAAAAAGCAAATCGTCCGCACTCATAGTGGGCGACCATGCAAATGTCGTCAGATATGATTCTCTTTGAGCTATATCTAAAATGCCCATCTGATCAACACCATCAAGCCCAGCAACTCGCGTATCAATAGTAAGCTCAGCTTTGCTGTCCAATGTCAATTTATGAACTGCATCAGCAGCATCTACATTCGCAAGATTGCCCGTGGGATTGGGTTTATACAATTGAATATCAGACACAACCGAAGGCCTGGAATACCCGAAGATTTTCGCAACTTCACCAACCTTCTCCGCAACCATCTGAGTGGCTAACGCATACGGGCGAATAATTGGCATTTCTGACAAAACACCAGCCGCTTTGGCAACTAACGCTGCAGGCTTAGATATAATTCCTGTGCCATACTCATCATTAGTTGTAATAGAATTTTTCTTGTTCTTCTGGCTAAGACTCCTTTTTCCGGCTTGGGATTTCAAAGGTGCCGAAAGTGGCACTTGATATTGAGTAGGCATCGTCAAAACAACATCCTCAGCCCACAAATAAATTGTAATAGTAACAGGATCATCGCCACCATTTGCATGTCTCAAATTAGAAAACGATTTAACAGTAATCTCACCCATGTCGTTATATTGCTGATCAGACAAAGAAAGATAATTCTGATTCCAGAAAAAAGGCATACACAGCTCACCTCCAGTATTCTTAGTTGGATTTAAGAAAAAATGAGGTTTTTGAGAAGCTTGTATTAAGTCTAATGAAATGAAATTTCTCTCTACAGTAACCTGATCCAAACCGGACAATGGATTATAACTGGCCAAAGCGCGACCATAATGAAACTTGGTACCGCTAATAACCATCTTGCAATGCAGTTTCATACGCAACAATTCATAATTCTTAATTTTATCCGCTACGAAAGGGTTTTCGATAAATTCCTTCCACGGATTAAATTGATAAAAAAAAGGTTGATTAACCACCCAAGACTGTACGGACTGCCGTATAGGGCGAGACAAAAAATCACCTAAATGTGAATCACCAGCTTCAACTGCATCACGGGTTACATCATATTCACCATGGACGCTGGTCGTCCATCCAGCGTCCTGATCAGCAAATGCTGTAATTTGCTCCTTAACCATTGGAGCAGACTCGCTGACTGACAATCCTGGTTCACTATTTGTGGTCGCAATACCACTTTGAGAATCCAAAACATCATTATCCAAATCGATAACAATCGCTTTATACATTTCAATTTCGGTTCTCAACTTATCGCAATGACTATATTTTCGCGCAAGCGAACATCGCAACGTTTTATTTTCCTTCTCAAGTGCTTTAATCTCCATCAAAAGATTGGCAATATCAAAGGATGGAACGCGACCCAACGCCACGCCCCTATCGAAATTTTCTCCATCGACAACGGAGGGCACATTAGTGCCACATTTTTCTGTCATTTTAATTTGACTGAGGTCCATTTAACATGTCTCCATTCGCACTGGCCTCACAGCACGCCGGATAATTTCTGTTTTAGATTGACAAAATCTCCCGTAAATACGGGCTTAGTACTAAGACTACGTCTACGTCATAATTTTCCTACATAATTTGTAGACAGAAATAACTAACAAAATTTGTGGTCCCTACTTATGACGGGATTATTTAACTTTACCACCACATACCTGCAGGTGAGAACCATTTTAACGTCATGTTCAGGACGAAGCCAAATGCTCAATCGCACTTGGCCAATCCAAATTTTTCACAATACCAATTCAATCGTTCATCATATGTGGGTAAATCACTTACATATCCCGATAAACCAGCATCACAAACAACTTCCAACAATTGTTTTCTCCTTTCTTCATACACATCGCGCCCAAACTCAAAATATTTGAGTGCAGCATTGTTAATGGCCTCTGCTGATGACTGTTCCATCGACAGTATGCCACTCTTTAAATGCGTGTGCAACATTTTAGCGATAGTGCTTTCTTCACATGGACTACGATACAAATTAAGTTCATCATCCCACACAGCGTAATGTTTAAGAAAACTAGCCGAAGACAAATGAATATATGGTACCGATTCCGCATTTTTGTCGGCCATCGTGTATTTAATCCCCATACATTCAAACACTTTAGCAATACGAGTGTGATTAATCGCACCATATCCTTTCCGCACAGTCATAATATTATCATCACCGTACGTCATCAATGAAACAACTTCTCGAAATGCCGGTATTCTCCACCAACCGTCTTCTTCAGCAATCGTATAATACGCATAACGCATATATAAAGAATTAACTAAAGAATTAATGATAACGGTTAAAGGATGACCAGAAGGATTCGAACCGAAAAATTGAACCAATGTACCAAAATAGTCATACGTAGGATAAGTTATTTCAGTGGCAATACCCCTCATTATTTCCAAATCACGTGCAGAATAATTACCACTCTTCTCTGCAATCTGAATCAATATTTTAAATGCAGCAAACATAAAACGAGCGGACATACGCGCATCAAATTTGGCATAATCTCCCGCAATGCCACGTTCCCAACCATATCTTCCAATATGCTCATAAATATCTGTCCATTCTGGAGATTGTTGAACAACGCCAACAGCGCATTCGAATGTTGTTTGATTACGCTGCACAAGTGCTGCTAAAGATAAAAAATATTTCCGAACCAACAAAATAGTCGCAAAGTTACAAGCAGCAAAGACACGAACCTTGTCCTTATCGATTTCTGAAGGTGCGTCTTTCAAAGAACTTTTGTAGACTGTATTGATACGAAAACCTTTGGCTAATGTTTCTTCCATGCGAGCAACTTCTGCCCACAATTCTGGCGGAGCATCACGCACACACGAAATTCCATCAACAACTCTATCGGACAAATCAACAATTTTATCCTTAGGCCCCGAATGTGGAAAACCTCGTGATGTAGCGAAATTAATAGCGTTTACACCCAAGACTCCATCCAAACCAGACAAATTAGCATCATCAGAAATAACGCGTACTTGCCTCAACTCTTTTTCGCACAATTTTTTTCTCAATATCAATTCCATAATCGACAACTGATTTATCCAATCTCGCTTGATCTATTTGGAATACGGTATCCACCTTTCCAACAATATCAGCTTCCTTGTGACGACGATCTGCCATTTCCTTAGGCTTGCCATGTTGTTTTCGAATGCCCATTATGGTCGTCACTGAATCTGAAATCAAAGAAGTAACTACTTTACTACTAGGCGTTGAAGAAGGTTGATTATGTGACCCTATCACCTTAATCTTACTACCCAAAGGAAGCGATCTGGTGACACATTTTTCATGGGGTGCCCTTAATGGACCAACATCAACATCCTGAATCTGAGTGTTAAAAGGCATCGAACTATGCGAAAACAGTATGGCAGGTTTTGCAGCCAACTTACTCTTCGCAACATAATACTGTTCAAAAGTTAACAAACCAGCACCTCCGTGCTTACCGCGACCGGCCAAATGAAAACCTGCAATGTGATGCTTTTTCCCCAAACCTACAAGCGTGCCCATGCACAAACCATTAAACGTGTTTATAGGAAAATTATAATCCAATCCTTTAAATACACCCCCGCGTTCTGTATGAACACGCTTATAAGTCGCACAAAAAGGATCACTAACTTTCACACAATGACTATCGTTATATACCATACGGCAATCAATACTTTTGCCATCATATATCTCAGCTGTGGGCAAATATCCAGTAATGTCTTTTTGATCTCCCATTTCTGGAAGATACCATAAACACAAGTCTCCACTAACTTTAATGGTGGAAGCCGGGTCCAGTATCACATTGGCAAAATTCCCTGCTGGACGCCGAATTTTCGCCTTCATCGACTGCTTTGGCACCACATGGCCAGGTAAAAGCCATATATTACTTTCTATTGGAACAATATTACAAAATTCTCCATCTTCTTTCTCAAGAATGCATTGACGTTTGATCATCATATTAATAATATGCTGATCGCATGTGTTCTCTGCATCATGCCCACGCGGAACCTTATAACGATACGGGCGTTCTCGAATTGCACGTCCAATATCGCCCCACCACGGGTGTTCATTATTTTGCCACGGTTTCTCATTAATTTCAAAACCATTATTAAAACCATCGCGTTCTCCTGCTTGCACATGCTTTAAAGAAGCAAAATAGGCACGAGCTGCATTGTGCAAGAATTTCCACATAAACATGCCCCCAAATGCAAACAAAATTCTACGCTTGGTCTCCCAACTTAATTCTGAAAACCAAACTGACGGACGAGGACAATGCGTATATCGACTCAATAATTGGTTGCGTAATTGTCGAACTTTAAGACAAATCAATGCAATAATCATTCCAAATGCAAGAATAACAAAAGTTCCGCAAAACCGTGCTCCTGAAAATTCTGCAAACGTGATAAAACCTAAAATACATATAAAATGAGAAACATAAAATTTCACAGCTTCAATAAGCTGATTACGAAAATTGTAACCCATCAGCATAAATCCATATTGTGTATTAAAAAATTCCGCGAGCCAAATATCAATTTGAGCACACACGCGTTCCTCCATAGTAAGATACCATTCTCGAACTTCGCAAATACCAGGCAAACCGGCCTGAGAATCCAATTTCTCACACTTACAAAATTGTGAAGGCTTCTTGCATTCCGAACAAATTTCGAAAACATCATTTTGACGTTGCCCAGCAACAAATGCACGCTGTCCCTCGAAATGCTCAAGGGCTTCATCCTTCAAAAAATCCAACAATTCTTCGATGTTCAAC